CCTCTATAGTATGTAGCCATAACATCCTCCTTAGTTAAAAGTTAGATGCGTTCCTTCGGTAAAATCACCTACTTCCGTCTCTTTCGAGATGAACGAAGATGCGTTCCTTCGTCTAAAGACTACTTCCGTTTATATGAAAAATATAAATGAACGGACTATTATTTATAAAAAAAGGGAGACCTAAGTCTCCCTTAAAATGATCCTTTTAGGATTCTATTTTTTATGAAGAAGCGTTCAAAATGTTGTCCACTCTGAAGATTCTGTAGTATTGGTTGCTCTTAGCAGCAGCCAAGTTGTCTGAAGGTGTTGGCCCTACGAATGGGTTAGATACCATACCATAACGAGTCTTGAACCCGATACGTGGTTGGAAATCGTTCTCACCTACAGCTTTTACCATTTGTAATGGTACATACGGGCAATAGAAAATACCAGCGTCATATGCGTTAGTTCCCTTGTATCCTACAGTGACGTAGTCAGTAGTTGCATATGGATCGATGTATACTTTCATTCGTCCGTTTAATGTTCCAGCGAAAGTACTACCAGTGTCGTCTACTTGCAATGAAGTTGACATGTTTGGTGAGTAGTCTAACATTCCAGAAGCAGCAAGAGCAGTAGCAACGTCAGAAGAACAAACAACAATGTTACCCTTTCCTCTACGTGTCTCTTTAGCAATTACGTTAGCTTCTCTATCTAACTGAATTACTAGCCCCTTGAACTTCTCAGCTGACCATCGTCCGTCCGCATCTGAAGATAGGTCAAAGATGCCTTTCTTAGTTACGTTAGATTGTTGTGCTCCAGTCTTCGCCTGAGAGTTGATTGTACGTACTACTTCTCGGTTGATTTCCGCGAGAATCTCAGTTGACAAAATGTTCGCCAACTCTGTCTCTGCGTCCAAACCATGAATAGCTTTCAAGTCTTGAGCAAGTTCTAGAGAGTACTCTGCTTTCAATGCTCTTGACTTAGCTGTTACTGTAGACTTCTCGATTGTGAAACCCATTTCACCGAAAGATCCGCCAGTTCCACCAGTTCCTAAAGCTTCAGCAGCCTCAGTTTCCATTCCAGAAGCAGCAAGATCAGTCACTCGCGAACCACCTGAATCTACACTGTCAAAACCAGAAGGGTCAGCAGGTTTAGTTTGTCCGTCACCTGATACGCCATTTTTAGCTTCGTCAAACAAAGCTTCAGTGTTTGATGTTGAACCACCGTCAAATCTTGACTTCATAGCAAAGATAAGACCAGTTGGGCCAGTCATTGGTTGTACACCACATACGTCATATGCCATCAAGTTAGGCATTGCACGCCTTACCAATGAGATCAATACTGGATCCCATCGTGATTGTGATGATGTGTTGTTAGCAGCAGCGTCTTCATTAATGAAACCATTTTCATGAAGTCTTTGTTCTGCCATTGCTCGTTCTTGGTTTTCAAGAACACAAGCTGTTACAGCTTTACGCTGATGGTCTTTAATTGTACCAGCACTTTCTTCGTTTAGTACTGGAGACCACTTTTCGATTAAAGTATCAAAAGATTGCATTTTAGTCATTCCTTATTTTTTAGATGTTTTTCTAAGAGTAGTTAAGTAGTGCTCCATTACAGAAGAAACTTCCACTTCTTCGTCAGCTTCTTCAATGATTGATTCGGCTTCACTGGTCTGCTCTACAATTTCTTTTGAGAAGTAAGATTCTTTAACAGTAGCAACTTTCTTTGTGAACTCTTCTTCGTTCTCAAAATCAATTCCTTCTACAAGACCTTTTAACTTCTCTGTTTGGGTGTCTGCTAGATCTCGACATGCCTCTGAGATGATTGACTCACGCTTGTAAGTTTCCAACTCTTCCGCTAAAGCAATCGCGTCACCTGTAGTAGAGTTTAATTTCTCTTCTAACTCAGCAACTTGAGATGCCATATCGTCAACTAGATCGACTTTACTTTCTGGTACTTCAACATAAGACTCTACAAATACGTCTCTTAACTTGGTCATGAAGTTTTCAGCGATTTCAGTACGCAATCCGTTCTGTATCGCAATCTTATTATCTTCTACCCAAGATTCTACAACGTAGTTCAAGTATGAATCTACAGAAGAAACCAAATCTTCCTTTATCGTAGCAACTTCTTCTGATAGTTCTTCTTTGTATTGCTCCTCTAGTCTACTTACCTCTTCAGATAACTTAGACTTTACAGCAGCTTCAAAGATAACAGCAGTTTTTTGCTTGAACTCTTCAGATAATGTTGCTTCACTTTCTACCAAAGCTTCAATTTCAGATGTAGTGTTTGACTCTATTACTAGATCGTCATTTTCCATCTCTTCCATTACCTTTCCATATGCAGCTTGAAGGTCAGCCTTCTTCATCTTACTCATGCTTTTATACATGGCGTTGATCATTCCAGCTTTTGTCTTTGGTAAATTTGTTTTCGATGTCGCCTTCGCAGCCTTATCGACTGACGCTACAGAATCATCCTCACTAGGGGCTTTGACATCTGTAGAACCACCTTTAGGCTCCGTTTTTTCTTCGAGAGTTTCCTCCACGATATCGTTAATTTTTTCATCGTGAAGTTCAACTTCGACTTTACTTTCTTCAGTCATAACTGACTCCTATAGTCTAGATTTGATTAACGAGAGGAAATTCTTAAACTCACGAATCTGAACTTCTGGACGAAGTGCGACTGGCGATTCTTTGATTTCAGTCTCCATATCTTCAATTACTTGAGGTTCAAGAATACCATTATTCCAGACCCAATCTACGCCTTCCATTATACCATTAACAAAAGCATCAGGCGCGCTGGGGTCTTGCACGATATCTACCGTACTAAGAATAAAGTCTTCTTTGACGTAATTTGCGCCATTTTTTGTCTCAAGACTTCCCATACCACGAGTTGAGACACCCAACCGTACACCACCCGATAGAAGACCTTGTACAATCTTTCCCATTGGGGTATCCAGTATTTGTGCCTTTCCGACCACATTATTACCTTCCATTTTAAGGTTGGTAATGAGGTGCGAAACTTTATCCAAGTTAACAGTAGGGCCTTCTGGATGATTCAACTCACCCACAGCTCTTTTCTTGCTAACTTGCTCGGTAACATATTTTCCTACAGCCGATTCCATAATTGGCTTTGGGTATATTCTACCGTTTCTATTCTTTTTATCCGCTTGTGCGAAAATTCCTTCGATTACGTAAGATTTCTCTCCGTTCTCTTTGGCTTCAATAATGCACTCTACGTCATTATTCTCATTAAATTCTGTAATAAGTTTCATTATAGTTTACCACCTAATTCTTTTACAGTACTTTTTAGTGCCTTCATAGCCTCTCCCTGAGACTTAAATGTGTCTAATTTGTCACCATCAATATAAACAACAAACCCCTTGGGTTCTTTTGATATCGACACCTGAACCTTAGAGATTCTTCCTCCAGCTTTACTGGAAAAAACTGTTTCACCCTTTACGGTTTTCTTTTTTTCTCTAATTTCTTTAAAAGACTTCACATTTGCACCTTTACATAGTATTTATACAAATTAGGTTCTTAAGATGCACTTTTTTTATGCAACTTCTTCTTCTTCGGACACTTCATCGACAGTCTCAACTTCATCTGAAGTTTCTTCTGTTTCTTCTACGTCATCTTCCATTGCAGATTCTAATTCAGATTCTATATCAACTTCTTCTTCACCTTCCAAAGGCGTATCAAAAACGTCAGCGGCTACCGCGATTTTTTCTGCATCCAAAGCAAGATCCATTTTATCGTTAAGAACTGAATTAAAAATAGTTTCCGCTCTATTGAACTCTTTTTGACTAATAGCGTCAACTAAATCATTTACTGTTACTTCTCTTTCGTCTACCATATTATACTCCAAGATCATCTTCTGTTTCGTCATCGCTTTGAGAATTCTCAGCTTCGACTTGTTTCGCCATTTCTTCGATGTCATCATCACCAAATCTCATGACATTCTTCATCACCCACTCACGTGAGAAATATTCACCGACATACTGAGAGACCTGATCCATAGTTTGCAGTCTTTCTCTCAATATTTCAGATTCTTTTAGTTCTGCAAAATGATTGTCACGTAAAAAGTCTACGCTAATTTCATTTTTCCACTGATCCCAATCAAGTTCTGTACATATTCCTTTCAACAAACACTGTTTCTTGAGAATACCAACAAACAAATAAGAAAACTTCTTTCTCAATCTGTCAATAAACTTTTGGAATTTAACTTCGTCTCTGTTTATTTCTGTAGCTCGTCCTAAACTGAACTGAGCTTCTTGTTCTAAACGATTCATAGGTACGTTTAGTGAACGATACACTTTCTTCTGGAAATAAACTATATCATCTATCTGACCTAGATTTTCACCGCCTGGAAGGGTACTTATTTCTGTTCCTCGACCACCTTCTCGTCTAGGTAACCAGAAATCCTCTAACATAGACATGTGTTTTCTATCATCTTTCATTTCACCAGTACTTGCGTCATACACTAACTTGTTTCGATAACGAGTCATGATGTCTTTCATGTGAGACTCAGCTTTACCCTTCGGTAAGTTACCTACGTCAATATAGAATATTCTTCTCTCAGGCGCACGTGCGAGTCTGTAGATTACAAGCGAGTCTTCCATCATTCGTAATTGGTTGACTGGTTTTATAACTTTGTGTAAATGTGAAACAACACGTTTTTTGTCTGGATCTAAAAGACCAGATGTAACGTATGAAATTGAATCGGGTGATATTTTGACACCCGTATTTGAGCCCGCCTTTTCCTGAAATATATAAAATTCTTTTGTCTTATCTACAATCTTTGCTCCAGTAGTTGGATCTTTTTTGTATTCGACTTCTTTTACTTTTCTTACCTTCATCGAATCTATTGGTCGTATTTCTTGAATACCAGCTTTTAGGTTGCTTTCATTTACCAATAAATGATGATATATTCTTCCATCAACGTACCAACTTCTAAACAAGTCGTGACCATATTCTTCGAAGTTTAGCATAGCGCAAATGTTTTCAAATTCTTCTTGAAGAACTTTCTTTATCTTATCACTTGTTTCTACTTTATCTAAATCTAATTTTACGGCAGACTCTAACTCTGAAGCGACGATGGATTCGTTAATAATATCTTCAATGGCTGCATCAACCTCTGGGTGTTCTGCAATCCCTCGATATTTTTTGATTAGTTGGTGATTGTCTTTTGCGGACGTTCCGTTTATGTCAACGTATTGACCAAAGTGTGACCCTGACGCTGTTACATATCCAGCACCATCTTCGTCAACTTTAGGAACTATAGACGGAAGTTTTTTGTTTTCCAGTTCTTTTGGTTTCGAGCCAGATCTTTTTAACTCGAATCCGAATAATTTTAGAATACTATTATCTTGTTCTGCCATATCCTTTTTACCTTATAACATAGTTCGGAGAGGATATTTCCTCTCCGTACCACATACTTATACTAATATTAACTAGTAGTATTCGCTTCCCAATACTGAACCTGAAACTCAGCAGTGAACTCTTCGAGAGTATCTACTGTATCATAACTTAGTTCAATTGCACTTAGATTTGTAGGGAAACATCCTCTGAAGTTATAAGTTTTTAGGACTGATCCGTCTTTATCCAATTGTTCTACAAGCAGATCTGCCTGATATCCGACTGGATTAGTTATACCTGTATTTGCACTATGACCGTTAATTCCGTTCATCCACTTCTCCAATGCATTACGCACTTCGAAACCTGTGTCGTTAATGATTGTTGGACTCCATACCTCAAAGGTACGATCTCCAGCAATTTTTAATTGTCTTCCTCGAAATGGAACTTCGATAACATTCATTACAGACGCTGGTAATTGTGCAGCTTTACACATAAACGAAGTTAATTCTACATCTCCGCCCGCATATGCTGGGAAATTAACAGTTGCACGAAATAGATTAGGTCGTGCTCCGCCACCTTTTAGTTTTGCTTTAAAATCATCTACTCTTAATGACATGTCTATTCCCCTTATACCGTACCAACTACTTCTTCAAACTCGACACCAGTTCTAACTGCTACGAAGTTTAATGTTACGTAGTTGATAGATCGTGCTGGTTTGATGAAGACAGAAGCTACAAATTCATTGCGGTCTACAACTGCTGGTGTATTGTTTGTTTCATCACAAACAACCCTAAAGTCGCTGATTCCGCGTCTTCCCTGAACTTCTCGTAGGAAGGGTTCGACTATATTCACGAACTCTGCTCGAGTAAATTCATCGTTAAATTCAAACATGACGTTTTCGCCTGCTTGACTGATTGCCCTTTCGATTACTAAGAATAAACGTCTTACGTTTATCCTGTCAAATGCTGATGGGCGTTTTAGATAGGTTTTATCACCGAATAACATTATACCTTGACCAGGCACACTAATTATTGGATTGACTCCATTCTTATACATTGTGTCTCTATCAGATTTACTTGGATTATTAGACAATTCTGTTACGCCTAAATATTGTCCTCTACGAGAACCAGCTGGTGAAAACCATGGCGCACTTACCGCATCCGAAGATGCCATAATTCCAGCAGTAGATGCTGAAGCTGGGATTGTAACATACTTGTCATTATACTTGTCGTAAACTTTTAGATCACTTTGAACAATAAATGCATAACTACTAGCAGGCAAGTCGTAAGAAGTATCGAGAGGTAAAGATAAATCTTCAGGAAGAGATATAACTGCAACACAATCTTTTCTAAGTGTCGCCACCTCAATCATCTTGACGGCTACGGTTGGATTTCCCATGTGAACCGTTGGAGATATTAGAAAATCAACTTGAAACTCATCTTTGTTAGCGACTTGATCGAAAGCATTTTGGTATGATGGTAATTGTCCAGTAGAATCAGTACCAACTGTAGATCCCCCAATGCCAGTCCCTAAAGTAGATAGACCAACCGTTGGAACTCCACTGAGAATTATCCAAGAGGATTTTGCGTTGATAACGTCTACAACATAGTTATTAGTTCCGTCACTTAATTTTGATCCACTCTGAGAAGATACAAAATCATAAGTTTCTACAACTTCATCGTTAACCAAAACCACAACGTGTAATTCATTATCTGTTGCCGAAGGCGCTGAATCGAAAAGTGATACATAAGCCCAACCAGCTGAATCCTCATAAGTGGTTTGATCCGCAACTGAAACTTTTATTGAATTTCCAAGAGATCCTTTATATTTTGCCGTAATATCTGTTGCTGTAGCTTTTACTCCAGCATTTGTGTTTACAACGTATAAACTAGAAGAGTATTTTAGGAAGTGTGCTGCTGATATAAATGTTTCAGCAGGTACATCTCCACTTGCGGGATTTCCAAAAACAGCAGCTAATTCTGATTCGTTTCCGATTAGAACTGGTGAATCTGGCCCCCAATTGAAGTCGCCCACGATGACACCAGTCGTAGATGTGACCGCAGGCACTACGCCCGTTAGATCAATCTCACGAATAGAAACCGCTGGAGACTCAGAAAATTTAAGAGTCATAATAGTGTCCTTTTATGTTAAGGTATAATAAGTTATTCATAATACGGAATTCTTTCTCAATAGTTCTATTTATAATTTTTTAGTTCTTTACGACCAATCTTCATTAAAATCACCAATGTTATCCATATGATGCCATCCATCAGCTTCTCTACTTTCTATCTCATTCATGTAATCAGTACCATCATCAATCATACCAAAGGGAGGAACGTCTTCTTCTATTGCAGACATTTTTTCTTCAAACATCATTCTTTTTAGATCAATATCTGTCATATCAGAAAAGAACTGAGTAGAAACAAAATACCCAAACAAAACTAAGTTCATCATCAAATCATCGTGATTACCGCTTGACGCTTCGTACGAATTACCTTTTGCTGTAAACGTAGATATTTCCATTATAGTCTGTTCATCACAAACATCGAGTTTATTATTTTCCAACAAATCTTTTATTGCAGAACAACCAAGACGCTTTACTTTACGTGTCATTTCTAATCCAAGGGCGTTTGCCTTGATGGCTGACTCTACGTGCAAGTTTTCGTATTCTAACTCATAGTGCAAACCATGACAAACCATTTGCCCTTGGTCGTTAGATTCTACAACTGTGTATGCGTTATTGTAAAGAGTTGAATATTTATAAATAATATTTGGAAATAGGATCGGAGAAATAGAATTATTGCGATAGACCGCAACCTGTTTAAAGGGTTGGACAGTAATGTCGATGACGTTAAACGTACTGAAATCCTGACCTCTTCCACGAGCTACATCCACTAAAGTGATGTATTGATGATTCTTAATAGGATCTTTATAAATTAACAAATCGCCTTGTTCTAAGGCCCTTCGATATGGTTTTGCTCTGAGCTTTAACAGCGTATCCCCATTGATAAGTGTATTGCCTGTACCAAAAAAGGTGTTTCCGAATTCTTGATCGAATTGCATTTTCGAGGTGTTTGCTATTGTCTCTTCCATCCACTCCTCGTCTCGACCAGGCACGTCCCACCAATTTACTTCGAATGATTTATATTCGTTGACTCCTTGTTGAGCGCCCGTCCATATTTTTTCAAATACATTACCGATACCATTCGCAGTAGAACAGATAATAACTTTAGTATTTCTACCAGAAGAAATAACTGGATATGTCGATGTATAGAACTCTGCATCATTCTCAACAAACGCAAACTCGTCTAGGAAAAGTAAGTTTACAGACATACCACGAATAGAAGAACCTGACGTTGCGGACGCCACGATACGCGAGTTATTGCTGAATTCTATCGACCCTTTGTTTAATGCTTTACACCCAGGCTGTAAAAAGAATGGAAGATTTTCTAACATCAAAGTGACACGTGCTAACATCTCTCTCGCAGTAGCACCTTTGTTTGCAAGAACAGCGATAGTTTTTTCTGGATGAAATATTGCATACCATAGAAGATATGCTACAGAACTTATGGATTTTCCAGATTGACGACATGCAAGAACTATAGAAAACCTATTATCATTAAAATGATCGAACATTTTTTCTTGATAATCGTAAAGTTCAAAGGGTATGAGACCCTTGTCTAGAGATATGATTTTTACATAAACACGTGCAAAGTACGCTGGATCGTCCATGCACCTTTTGTATTCGAGAAGTTTTTTTTGTGTCCACTCCTCTTCTACACCGTCACGTTTTACATTTGGATTGCCTAGATAATGAGAAGTGGTACTAAATTTACTTTGATCCAGTACTGTCGATTGCATCATTTATTTCTATCACGTTTTTATCATCTTCTATTTTATTCAACATTCTTTGGAGATCAGTAGTCGAACCTATAAAAACATTATTATTTGTCGTTCCGTTAGGAAGAGCCTTAGTATCGTCTGGTTTATTGATTTCCTTATGTTTTTTGTTTAAGTCCATAAGTTTATCATTCACGTCAGATATATTTTTTATCATTCCAGATAAGACTTCGAACGCTCTTGGATGTTCACTTTCACGAGCGACCTCAATCATCAACTCTAAAGACTTTCTACCTTTTTCTATAAGGTCGTAATACGTTTCTCTAGAATGTTCATAATCATTATCAATGTTTTTTTCTTTATCAGAACTCATTTCCATCACTGTCCAAGTATTTCACATTAAATCCATAATCACTATCAGGACTAATCCCAATAGGATCGGGAGTAATATTTATAGTTTCAACAAATTGATTTTCATTCGCGGCAAGTATGTTTAGAGGTGAGTTAACTTCTCTAATAATTGCCCTATCTCTGTCAGGCCCATAGAAGTTTATTTTCATTTGGAAATCTAAAGTGTAGACGATGGTTCGTCTTTGTTCGAATCCACCTTCAAAATCATCGGAAAAGGTAACTCCCTGTAAAACGACTGGAACGTCTTCCTTTACGTCTGGATAATCGACAAACGGTTTTACCGTCAAATTATATTGTGGTGCGAAGTAAGGAATGATCTGTTCAACAATCTGTAATGCGTCATCTTGAGATTTTGCATAGATGTTTAACTGAAACTGAATGTTATAAGGAAC